ACCGGATCGAAACCCCACATCTCACCTGTTCCAAAGCCTGAAGGAACGAAATCACCAGTCACTGGATCCGTAAATCCAAGATCAGGCCCTTCTGCCCATTGTCCTGGTGTTACGGCTCCTGGCTTGGCCATCTGCCCTGTTATAGGTCCAGCTTGTCCCGATCCTTGGTCTGTGAACGATATCCTTTTATCCGGTGGCGCACCGAAGATGTTGTAATTTGGTTTTCCCCATGTGGCCGGATTGCTGCCAGCTCCTGCTCCGATCGGTTTTGTCGGATCCTGGCCGTAAATGTTCCAGTTGGGCTTTCCGGACGGATCTGGTTGGCCCGATCCCCAGAGGGTTGTACTTGGTTGCTGTGGTTTTCCATATTCCCCTGGTCCCATGTTTGGCATTCCGATTGCAGCCTGTGCTTGTCCTGGAGGGCGGAAGATATTTTGTTGGGGGATGCTCCCTCCTGCTGGGAACGCCGGCATTTTCCAATCTGGCATCAGCAGTTCGTCCAGTCTGGTTTTCTTTTTAGGCCCTAGTCCTATCGGTGCTTTGTATCCAGTATCTTGTCCTACACTTAGTGCCATCTTAGCCTCCTATTTCTTAGCGATCCTTTTCTCGATTTTCTTCATGGCGTCTGGAGCCAGCTCCTTCAGCCGTTGTTTCACTTCTGTTGGGATGTTCTTCATCGTCATCGCCATCACGGCGTCCTGCTGGGGTTTGAAGAATTCGGCGAAGGCCTCCTCCACCAGCTTTTCCTGGTTGTGCATCGCCAGGAGAATTGCATCATTCACGTCGGTTATGTTTACTGGCATCGCTGCTCCTTTCAAGCCGTGATAAGTTTTCCATTGGTGAGAAATCCGTGCCACACTCCATGTACGTCGATGGATGGTGTAAGCGTGGGGGCTTCTTTGTTTCCGTCCCATTTCCAGACAGGGGTGATATCCCTTCCGGTTTCTGATATTGGTATCCGCACTAGTCCTGGCAGCCATCTATCTGATGGTAAATGGTCGTTGGGGACGTGGATCCAAATCGCCGTATAATTATTTGCGAATTGCCATTCCCCTATTTTCAATTCAGGTAAGTCTTCTTTCATCTCTGCTCCTTATCACATCGGTGGTTGGACCGGTCCGGTCAGTGGCAGGCCTTCTTGTGCGTTCTGTGGTCCCTGGCGCTTGGCCTGGATCGCTTGCAGGATCTGTTGTTGCTGCTCCGGTGGTATTCCTTGCTGATCCATCATCGCCTGCAGCTGTTCCGGAGGCATATTCTCAATGCCAGGGGGTAAACCTTGCGGCGCTCCTTGCTGTGCGGCCTGGGCTTGCTGTTGTTGCATTTGAGCCTGTTGTGGGTCTACTATGCCCTGTTGTTGATTTGCGGCGCCTGTAGTGGCTCCTGGTGGCACGTTTCCAGCCCCAGCGACCGGTTGTTGTGGCTGCATGGCTGTGAGTCGTTTCTGGATCTCGATTTGGGTCGTTGCGGTGGCCACGGCTGCATTGATCCGCTCTCTTTGGATGTCCTTGTCCATTTCGTCGCTCTGGCCTATGTGCAGGAGGTTCATCCGGCCCCATTCGACCGATGCGCCTGGTACGTCTCCACCTGTAACTTGTGCGAAGATCTGGGCGTTCTGGCGGTCGTCCTGTGGCATGCTCACGTCCAGGTTGGCCTCAAGGATAAATGATTCGGGGATCTCTGTTGCTTTCATTTCCAGCAGTCCTTTGGATCCCTGGATCTTGTTGCTGCCTCCAGAGTCCTTCCAAAGTGTGAACATGATCTTACAAAATTGAGCGGCTCCCATGCTCCCTCTGCGTTGCTGGGGTACGAGTGGCAATCGACCGGCCTGGTGCAGGAGGCTGACCATTGAAAATGAGGCGTTGGATCCGGCCGGTGGTTGGCCCAGCGCTGCTTTGTACATGGTGCTTTCTTCTCCCAGGGCCATCGCTGTTTCCAGTCCGTACTTCATTCCTGCATCGATTGGTGTTTTCTGCAGCTGGGTGAATTTCTCGTTAGTCCCGATCCGGATCGTGTCTGGGACAGTGGTATCTCTGGACGGTCCTGGGCTGTCGGGTTCTCCCTGGAATACAAATTCTGGCCAGGCTCCCAGGGTGAACAGGTTTTGAAACATCACGGTCAATGCCAGGCTCTGCCGGTACCAAAGTCCGGACTTGATCAGGCCGTATAAAAATGGCTTTCTTCGGTATGCCGGCTTGCTGTAGATCCTGGATCCGTTGACGGTTTGGTTCACGATCGGGATGATCGGCAGGTTGTGTTCTCCCATCTTGATCACACCTTCCTTGCCATCGATCCGGACCACCTTCTTCTCGTTGTCCCAGAATTCCTGCAGCACGACGTCTTCGTATCGTTTGTCTCCCAGGATCTCTGTTGCGTCCTTGCCATAGCGGTCGATCACCTGGCCGCTTTTCATGGTGACTTCTCTCACAAATGCAGCCAGGCCGTAGCTGTCCTCGGCGGCGTAGCAGGTCCTGGGGTCCCATATCTCGAAGAAGTAAGGGACGGTTTCAGCGATCCATTCCATCCTTTTCACGACCGCCTTGCTGCCTCCCTTGGCCGCCTCCAGCATGTCTTTGGTGGATGAGACGCCGCCGCAGACTTCTCCAAACATGACGCCGCTGGTGACGAGGTCGTTCTCCAGTGGTACCTGCTGGATGATGCCGTTCAGGTCCCAGACCGCCTGGGCGACCTGTTCGAGCAATGAGGAGGCTTGCTTTGCCTCAGCGTTGTTCTTCTCACTGGGGACCGAGAACGTGGGCTTGCTGGCAATCATCAGGTTGATCGCTCCGTTGGCCATGTTGGCCGCCATTGGGGATATCGTCAGTTTGATATCTTCCTCGCCGGTTTTATTCGGAGTCTCTTTGGTCCACTCAAAATTCACCGCCGCCTCGATCTCGTTATCGATTTCGTTGCGCTTGCTGTAGTTCTGCTTTATCTCGGTGATGTATTCGGTTACTTCCTTCAGGGTGGTCTCGTCATAGGTGTCTGGCATTTTATAGTCCTCTCATCCTTTTCAGCGGCAGGTCGATTGGCTTGACGTTCGGCCGTTTCTGATATTCTTTTGTTGAGGTCAGGAGGTATCGGAGGGTGTCGTATGNGTGGTCTTCCTGGCCTGGCTTTACCTTCTCGACGTTCTTTTCATCGAGCGCCAAGTAGGGGAGCGTTCTGATTAGATTGTACACCNCNTCNANGAAAATNATACCAGGCTTTCCGTCCGGTAATGGCTCCAGGAGGCGGTCGATCTTCCTCTTNCCATTCAGNTGGTCGTTGTCTGCCCTGGTNAGTGNGACGCCTTCTGCCAGGAATTGNTCGGCNTANGTGGTGNTCTTGTTGTCNANNTTCTTNGTGGCCCACATGGCTGGGTCNGCATAGGTGATCGTGATGTGTTCTTCGTCTGGGGTGTTGTCGATGATCATCCTGGCTTGCTGCCGGTCCGTCTTCTCTGTGGCGTAGATCTCACGGTAAACAAAAACACGGCCGTTGTCTGGATCCCTGGCTCCCCAGAGCGCACAGAACGGTGCGGTGTATCCCCAGTCGACCGCTCTCCATTTGGTGAATTGGTCGAATTTCTCTATGAATTCTGGGTATTCTGTCCGGATCTCGGCCCATGACTTGACGTGCTTTTCCTTCATGTATGCTGGGAATGCTTGACCTTGGAACACGTAGTAGTCTCCTTCCAGCCATGCCTTCTGCATCCTGGGTGTCATTGATCGCAGCTCGTCCCAGTATTCCTCGCTCAGGTATTTGTTGTCTTCCGGCTTGGCTCGTATGAATTTGAATTGACTCTTGATCTTGTTCATTTCCTTGGGGAAGTTTCCCTCCAACCAGTAGGCTACGTTCCAGCTGTGGCCAATACCCAGGGGGTTTCCGGTGGCCAGAAAGTAGGTTCTTTTCAGGCCTGGCCATCGCATGGATCCTCGCAGCGTGTTGAATGTCTCGATCGGGTTCTGCTCCAGCTGGTCCACTCCGATGGCAGCGTACTCTCCACCTTTGTATTTGTCTGGGTCGTCGAGGTTCCTTAGCTTGATGATTCCGCCTCCGAATTCAGGCGCCAGGAAGAACCCCAGACCGTCTTTTTCGTTGCGTGAAATCTTACCCATCCATGGTTTGAATTCGGAGTTTATCTTGGTGATCTGTCTGTCGGCCAGGGTGCCGTAAGTCTCGCATGCCAGCATCACGTGGACGCCTGGAAATCCCATTCGGTACCACTCGACCAGCAAATAAAAGAGGGTCCAGCGCAGCCAGTAAGATTTGCCTGGTCCTCTGGTCCCTCCGTATAAAATGTACCTGAATTCTCGCAGCGCCTCCAGGGCCTCCATCTGCTTGGGTTGGAA